CCATTCCATGAACCATTATACAAATTTGTTCCTACAGTAGTTCCTGTCCAGGTACCTCCGGCAGCTACACAATTATCCTTTCTTCTATGTCCACCAATAGAACAATGTCCGGGGTCATAAGATGTATAATTTGCTGGCACTTTAACTTTTACTCCTTTTACCTCGTAACCCCTAGTAGGTATAGAGTCAAATTGCTCAGCATTAAATTGCATTGCTACTAAAGCGCTATTTGGGTAAGTTAACTTATTATCTACAATTATAGTATGGTCACCAAAATAAATAGTGTTTACTATTTTAGCACTAGTTTCATCCGCAGAGATTCTAGTGACTTTTATTGAAATTTGTGTGAACCCTGCTGTTTTAAAGGAAGTAGGTATATCAAATCTATAAGTCTTATCAAACCTTTGAGTAGTCTTACCACTAATACTACCATTAAATACAGTTACCCAGGATCCGGAACTATTTCTATCTAATTCTATTTTAAAAGAAACAGAAGAGCCATGAATGTTACCCTCATCATTATCAGCATTTGTTAAAGCTGGAACCCATATACCTACTCGGACTGCGTCTGCTATAGCGGAAGTAAAAGTTCTAACTATAGGGCTACCGTTATTAACTACAGCATTTACCGCAGTAGTAGTTTCGGTACCTGCAAATCCTGGAATGTGTGTTTGGTTATTAGTACCCACTCTTGTAGTATAAGAAACTCCTTCAAAATTATCAGTTCCAGTAGCATCCTGTAAAGGAGTGTTGTCTATAAAAATAGATTTTTTGCCATTTAGCAAACCACTAATTTCTCCCTCAGATAACAAGTCTACTACTCTACCCTTAGCCGTAGAAAATAAAGTATTTTGGTCTTCTTGACCTCCAGACCCTTTACCATTCTTTCCGCCGCCGTAACCTATAATGTAATCTTGTTCACTCATAATATTCCTATGGATTATAGTTCTCTGATGTTACACCTGAGCTTATTACTGCTCCCCCAATCATTAACTGACCATAACAAATAGGCACAGGTACTCCCTGTACTACAGTATTTGCAGCTCCGTTAAACGAATAATTCTGGTCATCCTTTATTTCTTCTGGAGTAGTGGCTAAAGCTTGTGCTATTCCTCCCTTAATTAAACCTACTCCTATGTTCATTGCAGCACCACTTACCATTGTTCCTATTGTAGCAGCAGCAGAAGCACTAGCTCCGGCAGCAGTAGCTCCAGTAACGGCAGCCGTAGCCAGCCCGCCACTAAAATAAATTAAAGCTGCTCCTAGTAATATAGCTGCTAATCCATCTTTCTTAGCACCAAGTACTACAGGTATAATTTTTATATCTTGTCTACCTGAAGGGTTGTAAATTTCATTTTGGTTTTGTAGGTAAGTTTTTCCAACCATTACCTTATAACCGACACCTCTATCTTGCGATGTTGCTAGAAAACTTTTGAATCCCGGGTTATTTGCACATAAAGCTCTTACTGCTTCTGAGGGTGAACTAACGTCTAAGCTCCAGCTTTTACCGTACTTTTCTGCTAACTCACCGTATAGTATAACTTTCTTTAACATAATGATTCGTGCCTTAAATGATGTGTGGTATGCTTACGCCAGTACCCTCCGTACATTTGTCTATTTGATAACCTACCATAAACATGATGTAAAATAGTGTCGTTTCCAATATAAATTGCGGCATGGTTAGGCACAGATGAAACTAATTTTATCAAAAATGTATCATATTTTTGCAAATCATTTTCATCAAGTATCTGGACAAAACCTTGCTCTTTAAAATTATCTACGTAGAGATTCTCTCCTTTCTCCCACCACTCATCTTCTCGAAAATAATTTTTCAAATTAATATTTAATTCTCGTTTGTAATAATCTCTAACTAATGTGTAACAATCTAGGACTCCATGCGAAAAGTGTCTGCCAATAAGTGGTGCCTCATACCCATCAGGCTCCCAACTATAAAGTTGGTTTAAAGGCCAACTAAGTATATGCCAAGGCTTATTCGTGGTTTCACAAGATACCTTATCTGCCTCCGAAGGTTCGCTAGTAGCATCTGGATGAGAGTGACATATTCCAATAATCTCACCTCTATCTTCTGCATCTGCGTAACTTACAGGGTCTATAATAAAGTGTTCTTCTGAGTTTTCAGCAGCATTTTTAGCCCTATGATACTGCTCTCTACCTCTAGAAGTTACTATTACAAACCCGCAGGCTTCTCTAGGGTACTCTTCTTTAGTATGAGTTCTAAATTCTTCTAAGGTAGTATCTTCCATTTTCTACCCCATATTCATGCCAGCTCCAGGAAACCCTCCAAAAGGTATCTCTTGAGGTTCTGGAAATCTAAGTTCGCATGCTCTAAAGTTTTTTGCACAGACATCTCCCGCACTATTAGTAGTATTATTATCTATATCAAAATAATTAGTTCCAGAGTAGCCACACTCTACACCTTTGTATTTCCAAGGGCATAAGTTAGCAATAACTGATCTAGCCGGTAATTTAACTCCTTGAACATCATGTGCTGCAGTTAATTCAAACTGTATATGGGTTCTAGTTTCTAACGCCTTTCTGTCAACATACCATATTTCTTCAGCAAAGTCTGCGGTATCATCCGCTAAAGCACTTGCGTACCATATACCTTGAGTCCAAGTACCAGAATTAGATTCACAAGCTGTTTTAGTAGTGTGCCCTGCAACACTACAACTACCACAAGTAGCTTCTGTATATGCAGTCCAAGTACCTACACCTCCATTTTTTGTAGAGTCTAAACAATCGGATTTACTTAAACTAAAAGGTGCTCCTCCCGACTCGCCACTACATACTCCTCCAGAAGGATAACCCCCTAAGTAACAATAAGCATCTAAGTACTTTGCAAAGGTTCTTTTTCGTATAACTTTAGAGCCGATTAAATCATCATACGACTCTATAACTGAAGTTAGCAAAGTAGTTATGTTAGCTACTGTTAAACTAGGTCTAGGTATAGCTCCTTTTCCAGAAAATTCAAAACCTTCTGCTACAATAGGAAAAGCAGAGTATCTATTACCCTGCCAAACTATTTCTTGCAAATTTTCATTTTGTCCAGAGTGCCATCTGAATATTGGCTGAGAAGCGGATGCTGTACCCGTTGACATATCTAGCTCAAATAAGTCTATTATATGCCCAGGCTCTAAGCCGTTTATATCACTTATAATCTTATCTGACATTATGGTTCGAATACCTTAACAAAAGTTGCACTTACAGTCCTATACCCAGAAAATGGTATAGTAGTAGACCATTTTTCACATTTATATTTTTTATTAGGGTATATAGTATAGTTTTCATTATTAGCCATTAAATCTGCACTAAGAGTTAATTGAGTAGTGCTATCTATTGCCGTAATTGTTGCTGTGTTAGACCCTTGGTCAGTAACAGTCTGATTTAAAAGTCTATTAGTAAATATCTGAGATGTATCTATTAGTTTATTTGTTGCCGCACTAGTAGTAGTACTAGATATTTCTGTATCTGGTGGATACCAGTCAAATGCAGTCACTCCGGCGTGGTCTTCCAAAAATTTAATTATCTTATTAGCATCGTTTACGGTTCTACCTTTCCAGGTTAGTTTCCATTCTTCTGGCAGGTTATTAATTCCTGCCGCTACTCTTTGCTCATATCCATCTCCATAAGTAGCTTTGTATACACGAGCCGTTTGACTAGTGGAAACTCCTCTGTCTGGTATAACATTTACATCTGTATTAAAATTAGCCATAACTATTAAAATGCGCTAAGCAATCCTCCTGGTCTTTGTTGTTCTATTAATTCTGATTGTACTGCTTGAGATACCATATGCCCTAACTCCCTGGCTCCATCCCCACTACTATCAGCTACTGAAGATTGGCCATTAGCGTCTACTGCTACATTTACGGTAACATTTCCTCCTACTTTCATTGGAGTAATATTTGCTGGTCCGTGTATAAGCTCTGGACCATTTTCTCCAGCAATACCAAACTTACCAGCACCTAATGTGCCCCCATTTGCAAAGAAACCACCAAATAATTCCTGTATTATAAAAGATACAAAGTTACTACTTCCTGTTGCGTTAGAATTAAAAGGGCTATACCCTTTGGTATTGAGCATGTTTTGTCCTCTACCAAAAATAGTACTGGTGCCGGTTCCACCTTGGAATAAACCTAAAAATGGCGCTGCCATTTCAACCAGTGACATAGGTAGAATTTGACTTAAGACTTCTCCTCCTGCACCATTTGCAATCTTTCCTCCTAAGCCATAATCACCCTTAACACCATAAGTATTATTACCACTACCAAAGAGAGGATGACCGCTATAAATATTGCTGTCTTTATCGTATTTTTCCCATATCTGTTTCAAGTAGTTTGTTCTTTCTGATGCCATTTCGAGTTCTGTTTTAGGGAATAAAGTATCCACCCACTCAGGACTCATGAACTGTCCAGCTATGCC